ATAAACACGGAAGTTTTGATTCATTACATAATAATTTGTGTCATACAAATTAGTTGAACTAGTTTGTGGTGACAAGTTTGATCGAGAATAATCATCTCGATACATCTCATATGTTGTACCCGAAGACCAAGTTATTTTTCTAACGACTCTTGCAATATCATCTGAGTTCAACTTCTTCAAAGCGATCATTGTGTCCCAATAATCATTCTCCTCACTAAAAGAATCTTTGGGTGATGGTGGATTTTCACTCCAATCTGATTGAAAATCTGCTGGGTTAGGAAGACCAATCCACGCATAATAACTGTTCGTAGTTGAAGCTATCCCTGCTACAAAATTCTCAGAGTTTAATATACGCAGTTGATCAGTTATAATTGCTGACATTTTATCAAAGACTTTTTGTTTTTATTTATATTAAGTAAAGGACTCTTTTAAATCCCTTGTTCTAATAATCACAGGGCCAGTTTTGATTCCTGTGATACCATCAGTATTAATGGCAGTAAAGGTGCTAGTATCATCCTTCACAAAGTCATGTAAACGACCCCAAGAGAATCTACCAAAGAACCCACTTCCAATACCAATACCCTCAGTTGAACTGACACTAACAGTCACTCTTCTTAAAGTTGTGCTAATACCGACAGTCGTTCCAATACCATATGCATCACCAGTTATGTTCTTAGCACTATGCACTTTGTATATATTATCTATAAAGGATGTACCAATTCCCACTATAGAAGTTCCAACCGCATTTTCATAAGAAGTTAAACCACTTCCAACATTACTATCGAATACTGTAAAGTAATATCCTGATGCGATACCACTCACAGTCACGGCAGATGGCATGACTGATGTATCACGAAGAACAGAATCTTTTGGTATAAACAAGTCAAGTTGTAATGCTGTTCCAATTCCAGCAACAGTTGATGTTCCAATACCAACTATTTCTCCAAAGTCACCCTCGTATTTAATGCTGGATAATTTATCTTGGGTTACTTTTTCTGGTTCAACCAATACCAATGGTGGATTTGTATTTGTATATCCAGCACCAGCATTTGTAATTGTGATCGCAGATATTGTTCCCACACCAGATACGGTTGCAACCGCAGTCGCATTTGTTGTTGTGGTTCCAATTCCAGCATGAACTGTTCCAATACCAGCTGTAATTCCAATTGATACATGAGGTGCAACTGTATATCCAGATCCACCATTTGAGATGGAGACTGTTGATATTCCACCAGTTCCAGAAACTATTGCAGTTGCAGCAACACCAGTTTTGGTTGTGCGATCAAGAATTAAAACACCTTGTTTAACTTCACCAATGTCATCAACCTGATTGAATAATGGCACTGCTGAGTCTACAAACACTTCAGTTGATCCAGCTGATACACTCTTAATTAAATATGCAGTTGGTCTAATGTTAGGTTCTAATTCAACTCTATCTTTACCGATTCCAATATTATTTACAACTACGTCTTGAATCTGTTTCTTCCAAGTGACAGGTCTTTGAAGTGTTCTAACAGTTGTAATACCAGCATCGATGTAAGTATTTGTAGTAACTGTATCTGATGTTGTAATACCTGTAACTGTTCTTGGTTCTTGTTGGAATACATCATCTAGTCCTATGTCAGGATACTTGTTGATTGTCAACCTATCACCAGTTTTAACTGTTTCTAAAATATCAACATCGACAACATCATGATCAGATCCACGATAATAGTAAATTCTTAATTTATCATCAGCCTTTGGTGCCTCTGAGAATGTGATTTGAGATCCACCATTAAAGATATAACTTTCACGAGGAACCTGTAAGATATCATTTAAGAATACTAAACAGTTATCTTCAACACGAATTGGAGATCCTTTCGCTGATCTTAGTGTAATAGGCGTTGCACTCGCACCAATTGTTTTTGTTAGTGGGAAGTTCTTTCTAACACCATCAAATAGATCTTCAAATGTATTTAATTTTTCTAATTCACCAAATGTGAATCCAGCGAAACTATCATTGAATGTATCAAGAACAGTTAACTCAAAGTCTTTAACTACTTTATTAGCATCTGTTAAAATACCAGCTTGACCACCCTCTTCTATTTTAAGAACATCATCAATTCTATAATTGTATCCGAAGTTTGTAATTTGGAAACTAATTATGCTTGATGCAGCACCAACACGAACTGATACAGATGCACCAATACCTGTGGAACTACCAACCAATCTCATATTTTCATAATTAAGTGGTTTTTCAAATTCAAGATCTGGAGGTGATAATTGACTAAATCCTGATCCACCACTTGTAATTGTAACGGATGTAACTAAACCAGCACTTACATTCGCCTTTCCGATTGTAACAATACCAGAACTCGTGACAGCCCTGACTAATATATTTGTTTGAAGTCCTACTCTATATCCAGATCCACTGTTTCCAATTGATACAGATGTAATCGTTCCAGCAGCAGATACGATTGCAGTTCCACCAGCAGCGACTAAGGGTTGATATCCAAAGTTTGTAGTCTCACCAACAGAAACAATAACACCACCTCTAGGAACTGATGATAAATTTACATCATAATTATTTGTGACTCCAACACCTGTGAAACTTACTGATGTGATACCAGCAGTTTCAACTATATTATAATCATCAGCAGGATTTTGGAATATCTCGTTGAGAAGAATCACACCTGTGTTTGTTGCAAATCCAGTTACATTTGCACCACCAGATTTAAGTATAAAGTTGGTTGCAATACCTGTAAACTGATCTTCAACAGTATCAAACACAAAATTATTTACATAAGTTTCTTGAGATCCGCCAGGAACACCAGTGTGTGTAAATACACGACCTACAAACGTAGATGTGGTGGTTAAACCAGATGGGCCTTTCTCACCTTTTGGTGCATCTGTAAAGTTAATAGTGTCTTTAACAATCTGATAGTTACCTAAGAACTTAGTAACTGTATCACCAGCATCGTGATCTACAATCGCAGAATTAAGTTGACCTCTTCTCACAAGGACTCGGTTTGTAGATCCAATACCAACTGTATCAATCTTCATAAATTCATCGTTGACCTTAATTATGTCACCTGAGAAGAATGATGATATACCTGTCATCGTAATGAAATCAGTTTCTGATTCTGCATCAAATGTTAATTTAACATTGATTGGAGATTGAATTACAGGACTTTGAATATTATTATCGAGAGTTACTAAAACCTTAGAGTTAAGATTCTTTGCAGTAAATGCCTGTGTGGTTCCAACACCAACAGCTGTAAGATCGAGAACTTTAGGGACAGTTTGAAGTGCTTCTGCTGCCGTTCTTGCAACCTTAAATTTATTTTCTGCAATCTTAACTGCAAACACCGTAGAAGGCATTTTGGTGGTAACACCAACTCCACTAATTGCTGTTGCTGCGATTCCAATGTTCATGGTTGTTCCAGAACCAATTGGATCGTATGATAGTTCCTCACCAGTCTGGAAGAAATGATTATTAACTATAAATGTGTTATTTGTTACGTCAACAACCGCTGCATCTTCAGAGTCAAATGTTTTATGGAATATCGCATCACCAGCGTGTTTCATATTAAATGAGAACTTAATATCATTCTCTGTTCCAGTATATGAACCTTCTACAGATTTCAATCTTGAGTCAGTGAATGTAACAAAACCAACACCACCTGTTCCAGTTTCATTAAAGTTGTATTGTAATACCTTAGTTGTGATTGCTGTATTTGCTGGAGGTGTTAAACGAAGTTCAATATCACCACCAGAGGCAGATGAATATCCAACACCAACAGTTCCAATACCAGAGAAACTAGTAGGATTAGTGGAGAAGTTATCCATGTAACCAAACTCTGTGAAGTAAGGTGTTGTGCCATCATGAATCGCAGTTACTTGAGTAACTGCATATTTGTCATTTGTTGTATCATGTATCTCAATTAACGCATCAAAAGCAGTGTATGTGTTTGAGTTGATTCCACTAATTCTTGTTGGTTGTGGAGTCCCTGTTGCTGCGATGTTGGTTGTGGTTGTTAAAACTTCAGTTGTTGATACAAGTGTGCTTCCGATTCCTGTTGCAGTTCCACCAATTGCAACTTGATGCACTCTCATTGTAACACCAACACCAGTTACAGGTGTGAAGTAAACACTTGTAATTCCAGACCTTACATCTGCACCAAATGTTCCAAGTCCCACACTTGGGGAATCGGTGGGTGAAAGGTTATCATTTGTCATCTGTGCATAATCTAAAAGATATACCTCTTCGCTATCATTCAATACAACTAACTCATTTAACTGTGTTCTTTGATCCCCACTCAACTCTTGAGTTTGCACAAACAACTTAGATGTTGTAATTGCAGTTGATCCAAATCCCACAACTTGAACAGGTGATGGATCTGTAGATCCAATACCAGATGATGTAGAAATTATATCGTATCCTGTGCCAACTGATAGTGTGCTGATGCCTGTAGAGTCAGTATTTTTAAATGTTTCGATTGCGAATAATCTCAAAGCATAGTTGTTAAACTTAGATTTTGCTGGAACAAATCTTAAATTACCATTGACTCCTGTTACTGCAAAATCAAAGTCACCAAGATCAATCGCAGTTTCAACACGACCAAACTTCATCATATAACCAGTAGAACCATCGTGAAGTAAATTAACCTGAATTATTTGTTTTTCACCTGAAAATCTAGTGTCAAATAGTAAGACGTAGAATTTAATTCCATCAATGTCGTCAAGATTAAAATCAAATACATCAGAAAATGCAGTTGCACGAGGTAGATCATTAAACTGAGAACTCACGCTATCGATTGATATTGCTCTATTTGTTCTTGACTCAATGTAGTCAGTTAGAATTCTATTACCAAAATTAATTTCATCAGATGCAAAAACACCAGCAATATTTTTTGAATTTTCACCAACTAGATCAAAATCATAGTAATTGTGTAATGATTCATTTTCACTAATTAAATCAGCAACAACAACCACAGGAGATGAAGACACTCCAACAGAAGCATTACTACGATTCTTATCATCAGTTGATGCTGTTGACACGATGCTTACATCAGCAAAGTTCTTAAATCCAACAACATGTCCAAGACTATTGACTGGATCTTTCCATGTGTCATAGTCAATAGTGCTTCCTAATGAGTATGAGAATGTTTGATAGTAATCGTTATCAGCTAGTTTTTGTAATTCTGTGTTTAGTTTTCCAGTCTCTTTACGGAAACCACTTCTAAACTCAGAGTTTGAATCAATGTTAAATACAGAACTAAACTTAGTTGACTGTTCAATTAATGCAATTGATTTAGAGGATGTTCCGTTAATAGACTCTCCAACGTTGAACGTATCATTTGAAAGAACTTTAAGATACTTATTGTTTTCATTCCAAGCAACAACAATTCCTACCTTATCACCTGTGCTGACAGTCTCACCAACACTAAACTGATTTGTCTCTACACTAATATTAAATGATGCGATATTTTCAAATGGTATTGCTTGTCCCGATGATGAAGGGCCACTAAAGATGCCTGGCTGTGTAACAGATCGATCTAAGTTATATGATACGGTAGCATTTCCTCCGCCTGGGTTTGTATTTACACCAGTGATTACAAATGGTTCGTAATTATAATCTGATGAGTTAAATCCACTTCCAGTTGAACCAATACCTATATTTTCAACATATAATTTTTGACCTAGAGTAAACGGATATGTCGTTGAATCATATGCACCTTCAAGAGTTAAAGTAACTAAATTAGTGCCACTTGTGAAGTTTAGATCTTTAACTTTGATTCCATTATTATTATTTGTAGCAATAATTCTTGGGTTCGTATCATATAAATCATTTGTGTTTCTTAGAAGTCTAACTTCAGATACAGATGTTCCTTGTACATCAACAGCTGTTATAACTTCATTTTTAACTAGACCAGTCACACGATCAATAATAACAATATTGGGTGGTTCAAGATAATTTTTACCACCAGAACTGATTCCAATACTTGATATCTTAGATAATCTATCTAATCTTAGAATCTGTGGTAATGAAACAGATGGTTGTATTGTTTTATCTGCTGAATAATCAAATCCTAAGTTTTTAATTGTATATCTTCTTAACTTGCCAGTTTCGTCACTGTTTAATCTAACTACAGCACCAACTCCATTTGTAGATCCAATTGAGGTAACAACAGGAATAGTCTTATAATTTTTACCTTTTGATATTATTCTAATTTTATTAATTGAACCAGATGCACTAGTGGATGATGTATTATATTTTAAAATTGTAGCTTCGTCTTTTGTATAACCATCCTTCTCTGGTTGAGATGGTAAAACGAATGAGAACGTGGTGCTTCCAATTCCTGTGATTACATAATCACCATTATAAACACTATCTGATATTTTTAAACTTGAGTAATTAATTACATCAGTGTCAATAATTGGATTTCTCTTAAATGGAGCATTGATATCTAAATTTACAGGAGTCAATTTATAATATAAGTCGGCTGGAGTATTTTCAGTTACTGAAAGATCGACTCTTGCAGTTGTTGTCACACCCACTGTTCCAACACCTATGACTTGGAATCCATCGTCTTCTTTATTATTAAAATATGGATTTGTAAAATTAGTATCTCTAAACAAATCAAAGTCAAATACTTGAGTTCTTTTTCCAGATATGACTTGAGTAAGAGAAGAGTCTGATACAGCAAATCCAACTTTATATCCACGAGTAAGAGATAACGGTGGATTAATTAAAGCTATTTTATGTCCCGATCCAGTTGATGTAAGTGAAATGCAATCAGGTATTATTTTTTTAGATTTAAAACTGGTCTCAGATAATTTAATTGTATTTTTATCAATTCTTACAACGAAATATGTAAAATCGCTGAGTAATGGGTTTGCTGGACTTGATGACTTGTAAATTACTTTATCGCCAGTTTTATATCCATGATTAGGAATTGTAATCTGATCTTTCTCTATACTGACAGCAGACGCACCAAAATTGATTGGATTGACGAATGTTCTACGAGTTGTGTCATCAAATTCAATTTGAAACGAAGTTGTAATGCCTGGGGTCAAAGATACTGAAATGCGATCATTTGCAATTAAGTTATGTGCTTCTTTACAAACAACTGTTCCAACGACTTTTTCTGCAAAACCAGTAATTTCAGGTTTTGTTGGAGTCAAACTATGAGCCTTACCACTTCCAAAACCATCAAAGAATAAACGATATGCTGTTGAACCAATACCAGTAATTCCTCCAGTAGATCCAATTCCCAAAGCATTAGTTGATATTCCTAATAAATCCTTACTCTCTCTAATAGCAAACACTGGAGAGTTATTAGTCAATCTAAAGTTGGGTACTGCGTTTATTCCGTTAGAAACTAAAAGAGTAGTTCCGTCGTCACTTGAGTATATAAGTTTATCACCAGTTTCAAATCCATGATCTTGTAAGAATATATTTTGAGTTGGAATGAATCTTTCTGTAGATCCACCACCAACTACCTTGTATGAGTAACTAATTGTTGATCCAATACCAACACCAGCTGCAGTTCCTATCGCAACGCTTTCGCTAGGATTAAAGAAGTAAGGGATGTTAACTCTAGTTTGAATATCAGTGCTAATTCCAAGATTGAATTGAATAGACCGATTAAGAGATGTAATTAAGGATGTGCTTGTATGTGCAGTTCCAGTTAACGCAGAATATCCCTTAACACCATCAAACTGTCTCTTTACTCTAACTCTATCGTTTACGTCATCAACATTTAATACTAATAATCTCTCTGTTCCAATACCTAATACATCGTTCGGCGTAATGGCATTTCGAGATAGATCACCAGTTACAGATATATTTGTGACAGATCCTGTTTCACCAGTTGTTCCAATACCTGTGTTTAGAATTAAGAATGATGTGTTAAATCCAATTTGATGTCTGCCATCTAATCTTCTTAATGAATCTGTAGAAAGTCCAGATATAGTAACAACATCACCAACAACTAAATCGTGAGGTTGAGATGAAAGACCAGTTACTTTTCCATTTTGATTGTTATATGTAAATACTATATTTTCAATTTTAACTACAGTTGAAGCAATAGATACTATTTCCTTTCCCTCAACAACTGACACCTCAGCTGAGAATCCATTTCCTTTTCCTAGATTTTGTATTCTAAGATCATCTTTAACTTGATATCCAGATCCAGCACTCAATAATTCATATTTGTTTATTCTGCCAGGCGATGCATAATTAACCTCAATCTCTTGTTCAACTTTCTTTCGACTATCATGAATTCCTTCATACTCAGCTCCAGAATTGTCAAGTTTATATGGATTTGTATTTCTTCTTAATCCTAATGTATTTAAATCAAGATCTTGATTGTTTGTCTCGATAAAGTTAAACTCATCAGGTTTTGCAGCATAATTTGCACCAATTAAATATGGGAATACTGGAGAACGGAAGTTTTTAAATGTTCCGCTAGTTTCGTTCTCATTTGGATTGATTGTTGCGAAATAAGCAAAAGTTCCATTTGGATAATCTGGAGTTACACAATATCTTCCATTATTTTCATCTAAGTCACCATTTCCAAGATACTCATAATCTTCAATAAAGAAACCAAGTGGGAAAGTGGATATTGGAGGGCCATTCTCTCTTGTCGTTTTAAGAGAATAACTAGATCTCATGATTCTTACAATACCACCATCTTTACGATCATATCCATAAGGGCCATAGATTGGATTACCGTCATATGCCCAACCAATAATCGGTGAATGATTTAAAGATACCTGTTCTGCATTGTTTAAGAGATTTAAGTCGTTTGATGTATAATCAATAGTTCCATCACTATTCTTAGATTTTAATATTTTTCTTAGGCCTCTTGGTGCATAGAAAGATGTGAATTTGATTCCTTCATCATTATCACCTCTTGTTAAGAATCCATCATCACCATAGAATATGTCCTCATATCTTTTAACATTATTGACAGACCAAGAATTAATCT